ACCATCTTTCGGGTCCCATCATGATTTTGCTACAACTCAGTAAAAATCTTTTAGATTAACCAGTTAATTATACATTTTTTTTAAAAATTCTAATTTTTTTTTTTAAAACGAGTGTTGCGTCCACATATATTACTGTATACTGGTATGTCATCCGACGCCTTTGCTGAAGAGATTGGTAGAATACCAACAAAGTTTTTCGTTGCGATAAGTGGTGACGACTCGATTATTCACAATGGTGTGGTTTCTTATGAACTAGACATCAGTAAATATGACAAGTCGCAACGAGAAGTGGCACGAGATTTCTTGTACTTATTGTACAAGTATTTCGGCATGTCCGACGAAATGGCAGAGTTATGGTATTTTATTCACTTGTTTAGCACCGTGTCAGATTTGAGTACTGGGCTGCGCGTTTGGATCATGTATATGATGCGTTCGGGTGTGACCGAAACATGGTTAGGCAATACGTTATACAATTTAGGCGTAATTGCTTATTTTGTGCCGCTGTTGAATTTTTACGCTGTCGATATCGAATCGTTTGATTTGGTTAATTTGATGGCACTGACGTTCAATCTGGAGGTCAAATTGATCTCTGGATACAAGTACATGTACTTTTGTTCGAAATTCCTTTTCAGAACGCAAGGTAAATGGTATTTCGTTCCTGATCCGCTGAAGATCATTATCAAGCTCGGCAGACATGACATTGTCAACGAGATGCATAGAGAACAAATGCGTGTGTCTCTGATTGATCAGGTTCGGCATTATGCGAATCCCGAGATAGCACGCGTTTGTGCTCGAGCGATAACAGAACGATACCAATTTTACAGCGATTATTCCGAATTGATACAGTCGTTAGCCAATGTCGTAACGCCGCACGTTTTTCACAATTTGTATTATTCGTTATCTGGCGATAACGTTGATCGCACGCGTATGTTGTTTTACGACGAGCACTGAGATGTCATAAGTCGACTACATCGTGCATACCACAATACCCAGGGTTTCTCATAAATGAGTTTTTCTCCCTGGCAAATACACTACACAGAGGCCGTTTCCCCGGTCTATATAAAATTAAATTTCCTCTTGTTCCACAAACGACCAGAAACAATTCTTTCAATGTCTGTCACTCAATGTGACTGAATAAATAAAGGATTGC